CGCGTGTGTGGAGGAATTCGTCCCTTGGAGATTAAGCCAAGGCACGGTCCAGGATCGGTCGCAACTCGTGAGAGTGTGGAAGAGAAGACATTCTTTTCGACTACTTACACTGCCCTTGACGTGATGTACCCCTTTGGGGAGTACTTCATGTTGGGCACGTCTCATATATGCGATCGGTTAGTAGATAATCGCTTGGAATACACGGTTACTCCGGAACCCACTGCGAAAGTGGTGTTAGTTCCGAAGGATTCCCGTGGACCCAGGCTCATATCATGTGAACCACTGGCAATCCAGTGGATTCAACAAGGGTTGCGGAGAGTTATTTACTCCGCGATTGAGGCGCACCCATTGACTAAAGGTCACGTGAACTTCACGGACCAAGAAATCAACAGGAACCTCGCCCTTATAGGCTCGGTTACGAGGCAGCTCGTGACCCTTGATATGAAGGACGCGTCAGATAGAGTGTCCTTGGCTTTGGTCGAAAGACTATTCCAAGGGACTTCGCTGTGGGCTGCCCTAAAGGCTACCCGCAGCACGACAACTCGTCTGCCGGATGGGCGGTTAGTGACATTGAGTAAGTTTGCTCCGATGGGGTCAGCGTTATGCTTTCCCGTCGAGGCGCTTACATTCTATGCGCTTGCTGTCTCATTAATCAGTACACACAGGAACCTTCCTCTTCGCCTCGCGGCGAAAGAAGTTTATGTGTACGGCGATGACATCATATGCAGCTCGAAAGACTATGAGCTGCTTACAGCATTCTTTCCGCTCGTTGGACTTAAGTTCAACGAAACGAAGTGCTGTGTTGGAGGATTCTTCAGAGAATCCTGTGGGTGCGACGCCTATAAAGGAGTCGACATCACGCCCACTCGAATTAAATCGACATGGGGTCATCGTAGACTAGATGGTGCCAGTGAACTCGCTTCCTGGGTTGAGATGTCAAATCAACTCTGGTCAGCGGGTTATTTACGCGTTGCTGAGTCTATCAGAACAATGGTTGAGTCCCGCTATGGGATTCTGCCGTTCTCTGACGCTCACGACTTCTCTCTTACCCACAGGGGAGAAGGAGATGATTACGAAACATATAAGACCCAAAAGGTCATATGTTGGTTTCGTCCGCACATGGCAAGTACTGTTACAAACAGAAAGAGAGGCGTACGTTATAGGTATA